CACGCATGGAGGCACCGCCCTTTTTGGTCACGGCTTTCCGGGCGTCGAGCTTTTGGCGCACGTCTTGGGGCATCGGTTGTTTGGGCTTCGGCAACTGAGGGGCCTCGGCGACCTTCTTGGAGATCGCTGGCTTCTGTGCCTTGAGTTGCCGGTAGGCGATTGCGTCGCGCAGGACAAGCCACGATTCGGCGTCGAGCACTTGCGAAAGGCGGTCGTCCGTCAGGAACGAGAACGACTCTTTCGCGTCAACCCACAGCTTCTGCAGACCATTGCGGTCGATACCTTCAGCACTGAGCCGCTGCCATGCTTCATGCTTGGCGGCTTCAGCGCGTCGCGCTTTCAACTGCTCGTCTTGGTCATTGAGCTGCTGGAGTTGCTGGCTTGCTTGCAAGAAGCCGTTTTGCAGCCGAAAGCGGATACCCCACTCTTTCTGGTCTTCCGCCTTCAGGTACTCCATCTGCACAGGATCGAGAAAGCCACCAATGTTTTGGATGGCTGCCTCAATCTGAGAGATGGCGGCTTGAACTTGCTGCCTGCCTTGGTTGAGTTCGTTTTGAACGATCTCAGCGGCCTGCTTCTCGCGTGACGCGAGTTCTTGGGTTTTGCGGGTGTAGTCGCCTTGCAGTTGCTTGCCGATCTCCGCGACCTTCTCCACCACTTCGGGCGGGGTGTTGGCCGGGAGGTCAAACTTCTGACCTGCAAAAACGACTTCCTTTGGTGCCTCGGTTGCGCTGGCTTCTTCAGCCTCAGCGTCCTCGGACTCTTCGCCGGTTCCTTCGGTGGCTTCTGTCTGTTCCTCGTCGTCTTCGGGAGGCTCGCTCTCATCCAGTGAGTTAGCGATCAGACTGGCAGCCTGGTCCATCGGGTCGATTGCCTCGTTGGCTTGATCGTCCATGTGTGATGTTTCCTTAGATCACGCGGCGGAAGAGTTTTCGCGCCACTGACTCGTCGCGTTCAGCGTCCAAGTTCAGTTGCGCCAGCTTTCCGGTTTCCACCATCCCGGTCAGCAATCCTTCAAACTTGTTGGCGAGCTTGTGAAGCTGCAAAAGGAGCTTTTGCCCCTCTGCATCCCGCACGGGGCACTTGCTCCACTCGCTCACGATCTCGGCCTTCAGAAGCGCCATTGCGGCTTGGAAAGCAGGGCTCTCCAAAACGCGGGCAGCGTCATCCCCCCGCAGCGCCTCTTTGCGCTGGCGGTCGATCTGTTCGCTCATTGGTTAGTCCTCGATGACGGGGAAATCAGGCGTGTCAGTCGATTGCGTCTCTTCCATCGCGTCGGCCTTCTTCTCGGCAATCGACTCAGCAGAGACAGCGCGCATTTGTGCGATCAGGAGTTGCGTTTCCTGTGCGATGCGGGCCTTCTCAATCTCCACCTGACGATCCAAAGCCTTCTGCTCGGCCTCAAATGCAAAACGGGCCTGATTGGCCCGTTCTTCGATCTGCGTTTGCGCTTGGAACTTTTGCGCGTCTGCCTGTAGCTCTAGCTGCTTCTGCTGCGCCTGAGCCTGAATCTTTTGCGCCTCAGGGTCAGGCTTCTGAGGTTGAGGCGGCATCCCGTCTCCGGGGTCTTTCCAGAAGTCATCGACGTTCTGGAACCCGGCGAGCTTCACCTTCTCGGCTTGCAGGTTGTAGAGGTGCTTTGGCGTGACCATCAAGCCCATGCCGCCAGCCTGAACCGCGGCCATCTGCGCGGCTTCGATCTGCGCAAGGCTCATTGCCTGCTGTTGCTTGTTGCCGGTGCCCAGGCCGACATTGATGCTCATGTCGTAGTGGTCGCGCCACTCTTGCGGGTCGTACTGAACGAACTTGTTGCGCAGGCGGAATGCCAGCTTTTCCATGCAGTGCTCGGTCAGTGTCTTCAAGACACCCGAGAACATCGGCTTGTAGAGCGTCTCAGCCAGCACGCGGGCCACAAGCTCGGTGCGCTCCTGCATGCGGCCATCTTGAATCTGTGAGCCGGTCGCGGTTTTGTTGATCGCGTTGGCATCCAGACCAGAGGACAGGTAGTTGACGCCGCTGCGGTTCATCCGCACCCGGTCAACGTACTCCAGCATCGGGAAGGCCTGAGCGCCCACCCACTGCGACTGTTCCTCGATGACTGCATTTACGTCACTCTGACGAACGATCCCGCCCACGCGAGCATCCAACAGGTCGTCAATGTTCGCCAAAGGTGCGCCGGTTGCGTCGGTAAGCACCTTCTTGCGCGGGTTGGTCGCCAGATACAGCGAATCCAGCATCTGCCGCGTGATGACCGTGTGCAGGCGCTGAAGGTCAGACACCAACTCAGCCAGGCTGTGCCCGTCCCAACGATGCGAGCGCAGGATGGGCGAAGAAGTGGCAATGGGAACGTGCGAGCACTCTTCGACCTTCAGAATCTTGTTCGCCAAGCGCATGACCATCAGGCGCTCGGAGATGCCGTCACCGTCGCGGTCGGTCAGGACGTACTCAAGGCGCAACCACCCCTCCGTCCGGCTTTCATCCTCGGAAGGCGTGTCGTTGTCGTAACTCGTCCAGTCTTGAGCCTGAGCTTCGCGCAACGTGCGATCCGCGGACAGGTCAGTCCGGTCGCCTGCGGCCAGGTCGTCGGCCTCAACGTCGAAACCCATCTCCCGCAACTCGGAGAGCGTCACGCGCATCATCCGGCACACATACGGGCACTCTTCCAGCATGGGGCTCGTCCAGTTGCGTTGAACCAGCAACTCTTCAGGCGGGAATGCCTCGATGTGAACCTTGCCCGTCTTGCGGGTGGTCTTGATCTTCACGTCATGGACTTTGACGGGCATGCCCATCTCATCCACGACAACCTCGGTCGAGGCTTCGACAATCTCAGGCTTGCCGTCTGCAAGTTCCTGCATGCGAAGAATAAGGGCCTCGTCTGTGAGGCCCTTGTATCGCGTCGTCTCGGTTTTCTCTGTCTCTTTCCATCGCCACATGACAGCGCAGTTCTTCAACTGGAGCGCGTCAGTGATCGCGGTGTAAGAGATCAGGAAGCCGTTGTTCTGCTTGAAGAAGACGTAGTTAACAGCCTGCGTCGCCTGTTCTGCGCCTTCCACATCCTCCGGGCCGGTCGGCTCAAACGACACAGCCTCATCGCCGCCAACGAAGATTTTGAGAAGCGCAGGGCGAACCCATTCGATGGTGTCGAGAACGTCAGACGTGACGAACGACGAACGGCCTTCTTCCTCGTCACCGTAAGGCAGGCGCAGGTATTCCCGCATTGCCTGCTCACGGGCGTCGGCGAGATCGCCCCAAACGTAGTCCCCTGCCAGGTCTTCCTCGTTCTGGAGGAAGTTCAACAGGGTTTCGTCGTCCATCTTTGCCATTTACTCGGCTTTCGGCTTGCGCCCGCGACGGGGCTTGTCTTCTGCTTGCTCGATCTCAGGCGCCTCAACCGCGACCGGCTCAGGCTTTGCCAAAAACGCTGCCAGCGCCTGCACCTCGGGGTGATTCGGTCGCCCCATCGCCACAAACCGCAGCGCGGTCAGGATTTGTTCAGCGGTCATGCGTAGCTCCGTTTGGGGTACTTGATCGGGGCGAGCGACCCAGACTGAGGCGGTTTGTGAACCACGCACATCAGACCGAACGCATCAGCGCCGTGAGACGCCCAATCGTGCTCAGGCCCAAGGCCGATGCCCCGCGCCTCGTCCCGCTTCTCGTGATACCAACCCAGCGCATCAAGACCCGCCGAGCACGTTTCTTCGTTGAACCACATCGACGGGAACAGCCGTCGCGCTTCTTCGATCCGGGCCTTTGCAGCGCCTCGCCCCTGGTTCGGGACAACCGTCACCGCGTACCCGGCCTGCTTCATCGCGGACTCATACGAAACCGCGTGAACCTTGTCTTGTGTCGCCCCGTCGTGAGGCAACCAGATTTGCGCCTTGTCGGACGTGTAGCCGCGCTCCCTCAACCAAACAAGGTGCGACGCCAAAGGCTGTCCGACCGCCTCGTAGTAGTCGAGAACGCGAATCTCAAGGCCGACGAACTGAGCAACCCACATCGCGAAGGCGTCAGCCCTAGCGCCAGTCCCGCCGATGTCGCAGAACACGCGGTAGGTCATGAGTGGGTCAGCGGAAACGCGCCCAACCCGGCCTTGCGCCCTTGCTTCGCTCAAATGCTTTGCGAAATAAGCGCCATCGTGAACCTGCTCGTACCCACCTTCCCAAATGTGGTCGTACTTGTCGGGCTGAAGCCTCAGGCAGTCGAGGCGCTCTTGCTCAAGCTCTGCCGTGAACCACGGGTTGTCGCGCCAATTGGCTTTGACCACCACAGCCCCGGTCGGCAACTCCGCAGACCGAAACATTGAATCAACAGGGTCTTTCTTGTGCCGAGGGTTCCAGCCGAACCACAACTGCGAACCAGGCGCACGAATCGTTGGCCTGAGAAGGTCGAGGCTGCGCTGCGTTGCCGTTTGCGCCTCTTCCCACCAAGCCCGCTTGAACCCTTCCAGCGACTTCACTGAGTCGGCGGTGTAGTCGTTCATGCCCTTGAAGATCATCAGACCATCACCGGGCGTCTGGATGACATCCTTGAACACCTTGAAGCCGTCAGCCTCAGTCAACCGCAGGGCAGACAACTTCGCTTCAATCAGCGCCTTGGACGACTGCGCCAAGTCTTTCTGCACCTCACGGATGCAGACAGTCCGAAGCCCTTCACCGCTTTCACCTGGCTCAGCCAGGCTGTCTTCAATCGCCAGCTCGGCGAAGAAATGCGACTTACCCGAGCCCCGCCCGCCCCATGCGGCCTTGTAGCGCGCAGGCTCAAGCAGCGGCGCGAAAACGGCCGCAGTCTTCAGGTCAAGCGACCTCATTCCGGTTTGACGATGGTCCGAGTGATCTTGCCAATGGCGACTTGACCGCTCAACTGCTGCTCGGTCTTGTCTCGCCACAGGTCAGGGCGACGGTTCTTCAGCCAGAAGATTGCCGCCGTCGTGTCAGGCGGGTAACGCTCGGTGTAGTGAACGATGTGCTCTT